TTCAACAGTTTCACCAATTTGTTTTACAGAACCCATACCACGAGATGAAATGCCTATGGTAATACCAGCAATAAGTAATGCTTTTAAAATATTACCTGATGGGGTTGGGAGAACTTCAATTTTTCCCATTACATCATCACCATCCCACCATAAAGATTTAATATTGTGGCACACATTTTTTAAGTTAATGATTGGAGATTCTGGATGGTCCAATTCTCCTAATGCTCTATTTTCCTTAATGTATGTATCTTTATATTTTTGTACTTCTCTTTCAAGAGTATCTTTAGGATATACACGGCCATTACCATTTTTTGCTTCAGCACGTTGTACTAAACCTTGAACAATAAGACGTCCACCATTATTTTTGATGGATTCCTCCAACATTGTTGGAGTAATATTGAAATTAGTAATACGTTCTATTAATAGTTCTTTCATTATTTATTAAGATTATATCCGTGTTTTCTTAATTTATCAATAGCACCATCTATGATTCTATCAAATGCCTCATCAGAATAACGATATCCTATTCTGTCTTGGAAATCAGTAAATACATTTATTAAATCATTTTCAGTCCACTCTAATCCAAGATCATTAGCCTCTATACTTTTTTTCATTTCTTCAACTACTCTATCAATAGCAGCCATTATAGATGGTGTTTCATCACTTTCATCTCCCACTTCGTATTCATTTACCATTTTACGGACAAGTTCTTTAATTGTTTCTTTTAATTTATTAAAAGATTGTCCAGGACCACTAGCACCAGGCGAGCGGAATTGACTTAAAAATTTTTCAGAGGATTTGCCTAAATCAACTCCAGGACGAAATTCTTCTTTACTAGAAGTTCCAGCAATTTTGCTTATTCCTCTTGTTACAGCAGATTTTATTCCGGGCATGTTTTTTAGGACTTCTGGGTCTATTTTTGCAAATAGTTTAGAAACTATATCTTCTATTTCTTTAGGGTTGCTGATTTTTTCAAGCCTGCTTTTAAGTGTAGGATTTTTTTCAATCATATCAACAAAAGCCTTAGCATCTGGTGATATGTCATCTGCTTCAGTTATATTACCCATATTTTTAGCTAAATCAGGAGCAAACAAAGCAAAAGCTATTTCTTGTTCAGAAACACCTAATGCTTTAGCAACATCTGCAAATGTAGTTTGGGGATTTTTCCCAAACATTTCGTTATATTTGTCTTGGATTTGCTTAACGTTAATGTTAGCTTCAGTTAAGTTTTTTTTTGACTCTTTAACGATACGAATTTTCTTCATCTCGTTTTTAGTGTCTTTATTCTTAATTGGTTCTAAACCATCAGGCCTAGTTTTGCTCTTAATTGGTTTACTAACTTCCTCTTTAGGAATATCAGTTACAGTAGTAGCAGGATAAATGCCATCTTGTTCATCAACTTCTGGTTCTTGTACAACTTTCATGTACTTACCAGGTTGGGTTGGATAATCGTAAGTAGGAGCCTTATCAGGAGTACCTTTTACTGCATTTCCTTCATTTAATAATCCTTTGGTTTTAAGGATTTTTACTGAGTCATCAAATGAATTATGATTAGTTACAAAACTAGGAAACATCATTCTTGCATTGCGCAAAAATTGATGTTGGGTCATTTTGCCTTCTTTTAATTCTTGGTATTGTATGCTAATATTTTTCATTATTCTTCAGTTTTTTCTTCTTTACCAACTAATTTTTCTAAAATATCTGCTAAATCTTCCTTCATTTTATCAGTAGGAAATACAATAGCAAATGATTTTGGATTCTTTTTATAATATTGTTCAGTTTGTTTTTTAGCTTTAGGTAAAGCAGATTTAATCTTATTAACCATATCAGCTAATTCAGCAAATGCTTCAATTCTTCCAGCATGAAGTTTTTCTCTTTCTTCAACTTTTTTAGGATCTTCTTCTTTTTCTTCAGCTAAAGACGCTAAAATATCTTCAAGTTGTAAAGATTCAGCTTCGGTTCTTAACATTCTATCGTATGCTTCTTTCATTTCACGATAGCTTTTCATCAATTCGCTAATATCCATTTTATGAGCACTAGCTATACTTGTATCAGCTTTTTTAGCTTCAGCCACACGATACTTGATTTCTTCACCAAGAGTATCAAGTTTTTCTTTAAGTTCGTCTTTACTTAGTATTTTTTTATCGTCTTTCATATATTATTATTGAGATAAATTTCTAATTTTATTTGATAAATCATTTAGTCTTTCAGATAAAGCACTTAATTGCTCTGTCTTAGAAGTCCAAAATGATTCTTTTTTAATTGTATTTTCAGTTTTTAATCTATTAGAATATTCAATTACTTGTTCAATCTCTCTAATGCGTTTTCTAACTTCATTTAATGCACGAGTAATTTTACGTTCAGATGTAACTTTAGAAACATTCTCAGCAAAACGGCGATATGAAATTTCATTCAATTGTTGATCTTCCTTATACAACTTATATCTTTTTGGTTCTGGTTTTGCAGGAAATTGCTTGTAATCGTATATTTTAGAATCAGATGGCATTCCTTTTTTAACTGGTGTGAAACCATCTTTAGTATATGAACTAATATTGGCTGTTCCTGCAGCTAATGTTGGTGTTTTTTCTTCTAACTTTTTAGGTTTTTTAAGAAAATATTTGCCAGTATATTCACCACCAGCGCTAGCAGTAGTTGATGTAGCACCGTCCATTTCTTCTAAATGAGACGTAATTAATTCATCAATGTATTTTTTTAATGCCTCTGGTATCATAATGTTTTGATTTCATGGATTAGTTCATGAAACTGAAGAAGATTTAGTATATCTTCATCTTTAACTGATTCGTTTTTATCAAGTGGTTTGATAATAGATTGAAGTTCTTTAAGCTTAATCTGTGTTCTTTGATCAGCCACTTTAACACTTAACTCAGTTAATGTCTTTTTAATATCTTCAAAGCTCTTATTAACGTATTCACGTAAAGAAACAGTATTAGATATTTTATTTATATATGTTTTTAATACTTCACGCTGTTCAGGTAATAAATTTGAATATTTTTCATTGAATTTCTCAATCATTATTTTAGAAATCAATGTGCGTGTTGTTTTATCTTGAGAAGCATACTCAAGCATTACTTGATCTTCAATTTTATCTTTATTTATGCCCTGTTTTGTTAAAAACTCAAGTAAAGTTATTTTATTATCAACAACAAAAGAAGGATCTATAAATTCAGTTGATATATGCGCCTCTATTAAGTTATAGATAGCAGCATGTGCTTTATAGTTGTATATTTTTGCTTTAAAAAACTCTTCTAAATCGTATATTTCTTTAATTTCCTTAATTAAATTATACTTTTCTTTACGAAGACTAGAACGATTTAAACGTTCAGCTAATTTAATTGTAGATGTTACAATACCTTCAGCTTTAGCTTCACTTAACGATGTTACTTTAGTTAAAGTCTGATATAATTTGTATTCTTTGGCGAGTTCTCCGCGTGAAAAATATTTTTTTACGATACCAACAGCCGCTGATTCTTTATTAGACATGATATCAGCTGTGATCTGCCTGGTGAGGAGTTCAAATAAAATACCAGTATTTTTAAATTTATTATGTTTTAGTTTCACACTATGAATTTACTAATTATAAATATGTATTTTATTATATATCTTTGATATTTGATTCATCCAGCAGTGAATCTCCGTTGTTCTTTTTATCGAACACGTTAGACTTTTTAAACATTTCTTCAAGCATTTGCTTATTTTGCATGTATATAGCTTTAGTGCTTTCTAGTGCTAACGGCGATCCGCCTTTAGGATTAGGAATTTTAGCTTTATCCGGTAAGATATCCATGTTTTTACCTAATGGATCTTTACCTAATACACGTTTTTGTGTGTTGTAAACAGATGTTTTTTCTTGTGGTCTTCCAACAGGATTTGTTTCGTCGTATGCTGGTGGTGTACCAACCCCATTGCGTCCTTTACCATAAAGTGATGCTAAATCATGTGGTGTTCCATATGATTGACCACTTGCAACTGGGTCGTTACCTTCATTTTCAATTTGAGATAAACGGAATTGGCGTTTTTTATCCTCAACTACTTGATCACGTAAATCATCATATTTGTCTTCACTCATATGGAATAAGTAATCGTAAATATAGTCTGATGGGAATAAACTAGCATCCATAATGTTTTTAGCTAGATCAACTTTTTCCTTCATTAATGCAATACGTTCTTGATCGTATACAATTGATGGTGTCGTTAATTCCAACTCAAAATTCGTTAAATTCTCGTCAGTATATCCTTGTGCATATAAGTGTACTAATGCAATTTTAGTTAATTCACTCACTACTATACGTTGAATACGCTCAATTGTACGAGCGAAACGAATATCTTGTTGTGCAAGTGTAGATTTACCTTCAACGTCAGCTTCATATCCTAAGAATGCCTTAGGAACTTTCATAGCAGCTAACATTTTATCTCTTAAGTAAACAACGTCATCAATTGCGTTATATTCAAGACCAGGTAGTGTTTCTATCTTAGTATTTGTATTTCCACCTCTAACAGGTACATAAAAATCTTCATTTACGTTCATCATGTTATAACGTAAATTATATTCGCCTGTTTTTGGATCCGTAAATGGAGTACGTTGTGTTTGTGTTTTGAGTTTTTCCATGAATGTAGGAATCTCATTCGGTGGAATATTTCCGGTATCAACATAGTAAACACGGCGTTGAGGTGCTCTTAAAATACGGTGAATCAACATTGCATCTTCCATCAATGCTAATTGTTTAAATATTTTACGAGCAGGCTCAATATATGAACGGCCATAAGGAAGGAAGTTATAGTCGCCTAATAATCTAAAGTTTGCAATCTCATAGTTATCAAATGTAATACTTGTTTTATCAGTCATTCCTAATACACCACTATAAGATGCATTTGGTTCAACTCTAAACTGTACATAAGCTGGGTTTTTAGGATCTAATCCTTCTTCTCTTAGTACATTATAAACGTTAAGTGGTATTACTTGATAAACACCATATTTTTCTGCAATGTGAAGATGTAAGTAAAAATCACCATACTTACACATTGAGCGAACCCAACCCCAAAGGTTAAATTCAATATTTAAAACATCATAAAATAAGTTATATAATATTCTTTGAATATTTTCGTCAGGTGATTTAATAGCTAATACTTCACCAGCACCGTTTTTAAGTGTAGATTCATCAGCAACAATATCTAATACAGATGCTACGATTGGATCACCATCCATTACTTCGTAGTCATTATATAGTTGTGGTCTTAAAACAATATAGTTAGAATAAGGTGCATTACCTATATATGTTCCTAAACCACCTGTGTAAATACGTTGGTATCTGTCAGGGTACATATTGGTTTGCACCACTCCTGTTGCTTGAATGTGGTCGGTATCAACTACTTTTACTTGATTACCACCAACGTTCCTAATGATTACATCAGTTGAAAATAATCGTTTTAATCTACCAAATAAAGATGTGTCTATCATGTGTATAAATATTTTTATCCTAATAACCAAGTAAGATCTTCATTACCGTGCTCCGTAGGCATTTGCCATTCATTAGGTTTATTATGACCTCTAGCAGCATATGAATTCATAAATCCTTTATCTACTGAAAATCCGGTTAATGTTGCGCGATCTTGTTCCATGTTGTGTTTTCTAAAACGCAATGCTGTATCACGTAGATATAATCCCATAGCAAATGACATTACTAAGTCGTCATTATATCCATCTTGTGCTTGAGCTTTACTGTTTTTCCAAATGAAAACCTTCATTTCTTCTATTAATCGTTTTGAACGAATAACACATGATTTTTCATGTGCATATTCTCTAAATTTTTCAATCATTAGTGGTCTAGTTTTTACAGATGTAGTAAAACCAGCTACTAAATTTCCATCATTTTCATATCGTCTAGCCCATTGATCAGATGTTAATGCATCTTGTTTTGGAGAATAATATAAATTTCTATATCCCCTATCAATTGCTGTTTGCACTGTATCCCAACCTACGTTAGCATTTTCTATTGATAGCAATGCATCATTATATTCTGCTGCTATTCCTACTAACATATGGCCATAATCACGAGTGCCAATTTGTCCTCTATATTCCGCTACTTGTGTTGCTGTTTCAATATTAAACACATGACATGCAGAATAGTCTTTACCATCACCTCTAGCTACGTCGGCTACTACTAGATAACTTTTGCTATAATCTGGTTGTTCCCATATCCATAAATTACCATCTACACTTCTTTTTTCAAGTGGATCTAATAGATTAGCTTCAAACCATCCTATAATTTCCGGTTCAAATACTGTGTCACCTGAAGTGGCAAAATCACAATCACACTCTTGAGCAGCCATTCTTAAACCTAAATCATTATCTTGTCTAGTTCTCCACTCTTGATTTCGTTCAGGATGTACACTCCATGGTAAACGAATAGGA